GCGAACGCGTCCGAAATGTGTGTGTGTCTGAAAGACACACATTCGGACGCTTCAATGTTTCGGACGCTTGATGTTTGATGTGTGATTTGTAGAGAAAGGATTTAGGTTATGGCGGCAAAAGATAAGCGCGGAAAGGTGAGAGATGGTTTGTATGGCGGATCACAGGATCGGTTGAAGAATCCTTTTGAAGAGGATGACCAGATCGTGTTGGCGATGAACAGTGTGGCGGTCAGTGTGATGAAGAGGAAACGTGAGGCGGATAAGGTTTGGGGATTGGATCGTTTGGCGGAACTTGTGAGCGAGGAAACGCGATTAAGGTTTTGGAAGCAGTTATGGCGGTGTAGGGATGCAAGGAAAGCGAGAGACGTTGAGGCGTATAGGTCAGCTTGTGGCGGGATGATTAGGGCGTTTGACGTGTTGGAGGCTGAAGCAAAGGCGATGAACGCTCAACCGTTGGCGGTAAGTGTTATGGAGGGTCAACGGGATGACGGGAGCGTGTTTGCGATTTGCGCTGATCCGGCAACTGTCCACGCCTACGCGGCAATGAGACCTGAGTGCGACTGCTGGACGATGGATGAAGTGGCGGTCATCTTGCAGCAGGAATTTTTCACGCAGGCGGTGAGTATTAAACGGGCAATGCCTGGTGCTGAAGTGTTGACGCTGATGGCGGAAGAGGATATTGGTCCGGTGTACAAGGGAAGCAGTGAACAGGCTTACGCGTTGAGCAAGGACGCGTTGGCGGTAATGGAAAGTCAGTCAAAGCGACATGGTTGAAACGTTTGGAGGAAGGCTCCCGGTTTTTGCATGTTTTTGGCTACGGGAACATGTGGGGGTGCCTGATGTAAGCAGCAAGGCGGTGATCGGTCAATGAGAACGATTCACGATTGGGAGTGAATCGGATTCAAGCATGATGCTTGATCGATAACGATTCTTGATGTTATGCGACGTGATGCAAAGCCAATGGATCGGCGCGCATTGGCGCAGCCATAGGCGCTCGGAAAGCGCCCTTGTAGGCGATTTTCTAAGGTCATGGCTATCACCCTATTTGCTTTCGAGAAAATCGATTGTCGGCGATTCTATGGGTTTATCCTCCAAAGTATTGCGACGAGCGCATGCAAGCGCCAAGCGTAAAGCTTAGACGTGCGCAGCGCGCCAGTGCGCGAAGCGCTTGGCGATCAATAACGCAAAATGGCGCCAGTGCGCGAAGCGCTTGGCGCGCGAAAAAAAAGCCCCGAAGGGCTTAGATTAAGTTTTCATGCTTTCATGCTGGCGTTAAAGGTTAAAAAAAATCGCGCACGCAAGTGCGACGCCAAAAATTAGTGCTATGGTCCAATCGATTAAAGCTTGCATGGTTTAAACCTCCGCAAATTGTTTTGCTGATTTTCCGTGGACGACGATAGCGATTGATGCAGCGCTTGGCTTTAAAGCGCCATCGCACGCCCCGCATGTGATGCATTGTTTTTTGTCGCCACCTTCGGGGCTGGCGGGACAAATTGCTTCGTTTTGAAGCTTAAGCGCTGATCCGATCGGGATAACGCGAAAAGTGCGCCAGCCCATTGCGCGCGCGACGTCGCGATCGCTAACACTATCAGCGCTTGCCATACACAACTCGCGATGTGCTTGCGCGAAGGGCTCGCGCCATTGATGCGTATATCCGGTCCAATCGCTGGCAAGCTCGAGCAGCTCAAGCCAATTTTCCGCGGGAATCATGGCGGGATCGCCATAAGCGCCTAATCTAACCTTGCGACCCTTTAGCCAAAGCGCTGCAAGCTTTACATTGTGCGAAAAATCGGGATATGAGCCGCGTTCAAAAGCTTTATAAACCGCGCTAACGCTTTTGGAGTAATCAACGTAACATGTGCGCTTTTGGCTTTCGTTGCCACGATGCACACAATCGCCACAAATGCTTTTATCATTGCCAGTATTGACGGCGCTGATAGGGTTAACGTCCGATCGAATAATGTACGTTTGAATCATGTTCCCGGTTTTGACATTGCTAGACTCAAAAACCGCGATCCCGACGATTGGCGCTTGATCGATTGGCGAGAATCCGCGATAAAAAACAAATCCGTTTGGCTTGCGCATGATATTGACTCCGTCTTGATTGATTGCAACAAGCAAAACAATAGCATGGTCGCGCATTGATCGATTGACCATTTGTCGGACAATTTCAACCTTTTAGGGGTTTATATGGCGGGGCAGCCACAAAAGCGCGCAGCGCTTGCGGTTATTGAGAAAGTAGGCGAGGAGGAGATTCTCGAGCGTATAAGCGCTGGCGAAAGTGTTCGAGCTATAGCCGAAAGCATTGGAGTAAAGCAGGGACATTTAAATAGGTGGTTATTGGCGCCAGAGCGCAGCGCTCAGTACGCGCGCGCACGCGAGGAGCGCGCCTCGGCGCTGGCGGAGGAGGCGCTGACGATCGCCGACGAGGCAAAAGACGATCCTAGACTGCGCGTTGATACGCGCAAATGGTTTGCTGCGCGCCTCGATCCGCGATCATGGGCGGAGAATCGCGCGCCCGTCGTAGCGATTAACATCGACTCGCAAGCATGGACGGCGATCAAACAAGCTGAATCGCTGACAATTGACGCATCGCAACATGATTGACGCAGTCGCAATCGCTTTACCAAACGCGACAATTGTCGCCCAAACGCGGAAAAACTGACAATCTGGTAGGGTTTGATGCGGTTTCGATGGTTTGTCGAGAATCATTCTCATCCTCGATTGACTCGGAAATGCGAATGATTATCATTTGATAATCGTTTTGACCCCCCTGGCGCGATTTGGGCGGGGCGGCTTTGCCGCGGTACTCCACACGCGCCAACTTGTGCTTTGCACACCTGGCAATTGTGCCCTGCCGCTGCAATCCGCCAGCCTATGCTTTGCCCTCCCGCCCACACTACACCGCCCATCGCCCCGACGAACGGCCCCCAAAAAAATTTTCACAAGTGAGCGAAACGCTGTTACGCTTGCAACAAGTAACGAAAACAGGGGAACGACATGGCGGTTTATGGTTATGCAAGGGTTAGCACACAGGAGCAGGTAGACAACACGTCGCTAGCCGAGCAGATTAGGAAGATTCAGGGATTGGCGTTGATTCGCGGCGAGGATGTGGGCGAGGTGTTTACGGATGAAGGCGTGAGCGGTTCCGTGCAGCTTGCCAAGCGCGATGCCGGTTCGCGTTTAGTGGCTGCACTTCAGCCAGGTGATGTGGTGGTCATGACGCAATTGGATCGTGCGTTTCGTGACACGGTTGATGCGTTAACGATGGCCGAGGCTTGGAAGGAGCAGGGCGTTAAGATGATTGTGCTGGCACTGGGTACAGACCCGGTGAATAATGGGTCGAGCTGGTCTGAGTTTTTCTTTACGTTGATGGCGGCAGTAGCTAGGCTTGAGCGACGCAGGATTGCCGAGCGCATGGCTGATGGGCGTAAGAGCAAGGCGCAAGCCGGTGGTTGGGTTGGCGGTCATGTGCCGTTTGGGTTTCGTAAAGATGGTGATGGCAAGTCGGCGAAACTTGTGAAGGATGAATCGACCTATCCCATCTTGATGTTTATGGCGGACAAAGCCAAGGAGCGCAAGAGCTATCGCAAGATTGCTGAGATGGTGAAGGATCAGTTTGGTATGGCGGTAACGCATACCTTGGTGCATCGTGCGGTGGCAAGTTATGAACACGCCTAATAACGAAATTTTTAAGCGTTATCTTGAGTTGGTGCGCCGCTACAGGCCCAACGCGCCGTTGTTCGTGCGCGAAGTGTTGGGGGTTGATCCTGACCCTTGGCAAGTGGAGTTTTTGGAGGCTATATCCCGCGGCGAGCGCAAGATTAGCGTGCGCTCCGGCCACGGTGTTGGGAAGTCCACGGTGGCTTCCTGGGCGATGATTTGGTACATGCTAACGCGTGGTCCTGCAAAGATTGTGGTGACGGCGCCGACCTCAAGCCAGTTGTACGACGCCTTATTTGCTGAGTTAAAGCGTTGGGTGAAAGAGCTGCCTAATGCTTGGGGTGATCGCTTGGAGGTTAAGACTGACCGCATTGAGATGCGTGCTGCGCCTCAAGAGTCATTCATATCCGCCCGTACATCGCGTGCCGAGCAACCTGAAGCGTTGCAGGGTGTGCATTCGGACCATGTGATGCTTGTGGCGGATGAGGCATCAGGTATTCCTGAGTCCGTGTTCGAGGCGGCGGCGGGTTCCATGTCAGGGCATAACGCTGTGACGATTTTGTTGGGTAACCCAACGAAGTCCAGCGGGTTTTTCTTTGACACGCATAACCGATTAAAGGATGAGTGGTGGACACGTCGCGTGTCCTGCTATGACTCCAAGCGTGTAAGCGATGCCTATATCAAGGATATGGCGTCAAGGTATGGCGAAGAGTCCAACGCTTTCCGTGTTCGCGTGTTGGGTGAGTTTCCGCGTACCGATGACGATACCTTGATTGGCGTTGAGTTAGTGGACAGCGCTTTTCACCGTGATGTAGAAACGACGGATACGCCAACGGTATGGGGTTTGGATGTGGCGCGATTTGGTACGGACGCCACAGCACTAGCAAAGCGCAAGGGTAATGCGGTGACCGAGATACGCAAGTGGCGTGGGTTGGATTTGATGCAGACCACGGGCGCGGTGGTCGCTGAATACGAGGCCATGAAGCCAGAAGACAGGCCCGTTGAAATACTTGTCGATTCGATTGGCTTGGGGGCCGGTGTTGTGGACCGCTTGCGCGAATTGAATATGCCTGCGCGTGGGATCAACGTGGCTGAGTCTCCAGCCATGGGAACGATTTATGTGAACTTGCGTGCTGAGTTGTGGGGAAAGATGAAGGCGTGGTTGGAAAAACGCGATTGCAAGATTCCTAAAGATGAGTCGCTTTTGGCGGAACTTGTCTCGCCGCGCTATTCGTTTAATAGCAACGGGAAGATGAAGCTAGAGAGCAAAGACGAGATGCGGAAACGCGGAATTGGATCACCTGATATGGCTGATGCTTTGGCGTTGACCTTTGCCAGCGATGCAGGAACAGCGTTGTACGGTAAGGCTTACAACTCACAGTGGGGTAAGCCGATTAAGCGGAACTTGAGGGCAGTTGTTTAATCGAGAGGGGTAGAAATGGCAAAACGAAAAATGCGTAGATCGGAAAGCAAGAAGATGATTTTTGACTACTTAAAGGGATTGAAGAATCCTGTGAATGCTTGGCATTTGGCGGCAAAGTTTGATATGACCACCAAAAGGATTGATCAACTCATGACCGAGTTGGCGGGAGATGATCTTATTGTGAAGTCCAAGGGGATAAAAGACATTGAAATACCTTGGAAGAAAGTGATGGTGAACTACTTCGAGGTGAAAGACGAATACAAGACCTTTAAGCCGCGTAAGCCTAAAGCGCCAGTGCTGTGGCATAACCCATTTGGAATAAGGGCTGCGTGATGGATAGGGAAGACATCATCCGCATGGCGCGGGAGGTAGGTATTGAGTTTGATCCGCGATGGGGGACTTGCTACACGGGAAATGTTCAACTTGAACGCTTCGCTGCCCTTGTTGCTGCTGCCGAGCGTGAAACGTGTGCAAAGGTTGTCGAAGATTACTGCGGTGCATGGGACGACGAAGGTTATGCGCTCGCCGCCGCCATACGAGCAAGGGGTAACACATGAACAGAGGTGACATCATGACCCTGGTTGAACGTTACGCACTGGCAATGAGATTGGTAGATCGCCACGGCAATCAATATGGCGACCGCGACTTGTTGACGCTAACGCATCAACAAATCCGATGGGGTCTTAAGGCACTTGTTGCCTCTGAACGTGAAGCCTGCGCCCAGCTGTGCGACGCAGAGGCAAGCATTGAGGGCATAGCGCAGCGCTGTGCCGACGCCATACGAGCAAGGGGGCAGGCGTGAAAGACTACCTCGCAGGCCAGGCTACCTGGCGCACGCCCGAAGATGACCCGCCGCCATTAGGCGTGAAGATGTTATTGCTCAATCCTGGCGGCGTGTGCGTCATTGGCACTTGGTCCGAGTGGGCGGTTGCCTGGGCGCCACTGCCAAGGGTGCCTCAACACATTAAGGAGGTATTGACGTGAAGGATTTGACGATTGGCGATGTGATGGGCATTGCTAGAAACACAGGGTTTGATCAG